ATGACAAATGCCAAAAGAGTATTAGATACATCATGTGGTTGGGGCGATAGACTTGCAGGTTTCTTTACTAGTGACGCTGAAGAATATATTGGTTGTGATCCAAATCCTAATACTTACAAAAAATACATGAAACAAATAGAAATGTATAACAGTTTCTTACCAAAACCTAAAAAGGTTACAATATATAGATGTGGCGCTGAAGACTTACCATGGGACAAAATAGATAATATAGATTGTGCATTTACAAGTCCACCTTATTTTAGTACCGAAGAATATAATAAAGGTGGAGAACATGAAGAAGATCAATCGTGGCATAAATTTAATGAGTATCAAAAATGGCGTGATGATTTCTATTTACCTGTTGCACAAAAAAGTTTTGAAAGATCAAAACATATGTTTGTAAATATTATGGACCCTAAGATTAAAGGTAAAAGATATAGAAGTTGTGATGAACTTGTAGATAGTTTAAAAGATAATTTTGTAGGTCAGATAGGCATGAGAATAATGCAACGACCAAAGTCAGATAAATTATTTAAAGATGAAAAAGAAAAACAAGAATTTATGAATAAAACATTTATAGAAAATGTATGGTGTTTTTCAAAAGAAAAACTAGACTATTTTAGAGAAGTTAGAAAAGGAGTATTACCTTTATAATGTTTAAATTTTTAGAGAGATTCAGAAAACCTAAAGTTGAGATATGGCCTGTAGTAGATGGTTTAGAAAAAGTTGTACCACCTGTACCTGCAAATAAACATATACCTACTTGGTTTAAAGAAGTAGATAAAGTTTATATTACAGGTGAATCAAATGATAGAGGCACTGTAAAACACTGTCCATCTTTTCCAGAGTATTTTAAAACAGGTTTTATTATGCCAATGTGGTGTGATTTAAAATTAAATATTAGAGAAGATGGCTACAATTGGGAAACACCTGATTCAGCATTTGTAATTGAAGAACACAAACACCCACAATATAGAGATTTTTTACCTCAACATGAAAAAGAACAAGTTAAATGTGTTTTAAAATTATTAAATCCATGGAGAGTTAAAACACCACCAGGTTGGAGTATTTTACAATTACCTTTATATTATCACTTTAGTGATTTGTTTGAAGTTGTACCTGGTATGATATGGACAGATATACACCATGAAGTTAATTTACAATTAAAAATAAAAAAATATGGTCAACATATGATACCAAGAGGCACACCTTTAGTGCATTATATACCATATAAAAGAAGTGAGAACTTACCACTAGATATTGGAGAAATGACAAGAGAACGAGAAAGATTTTCTAATATTAATTGGTGGCACATACATACAAAGTTTGTTAATGGTTATAAAATAAATCAAAATGAATTAAAGAAAAAACCTAAAGGTAAATGTCCATACGGTTTTGATAAATAATGAGCATGCCTATCACAAAATTACAGTACAATGATATGAAAGAGTATTGGGACTTTCAAAGAAAAGTACAATACAATAAAGAAACTATATCTAAAATGGCAGATAAATTTGAAGGTAGAATATTTAATGAAATGGGTCCAGTAAACATAGAACAATTAAAAGAAATGTTATGGACAAAAGTGAGACCTGATGAGTATGAAGATCCACCTAAAGATTGGATACCTGAAGATATAAAATTGAGATTTGAATGGGAATAAAAATGATAGAGTTTGATTATAAAAAAGATTATAAAAAATTAGATTTTACAAATAAACAAATTAGAAAAATGTATCGTATAGGCAGAGGTGAACAAGGTGTATTGCTTGTCAGACCATACACCAATTATATTTGTAAATTTTGGAGATTTAAAACAGTAAAACAAGCAAAAAATAGTGCAGAAAAAATATATGAAATGTATGCTGATTATAGAACTGAAAAAGACTTTGTAGGTATGGATATGTGTAGAAAGTTTTTAGAAATGGGTTTTACAAGAGCAAGACGATATGCGAATCATAGAGATGGAAAAAAATATGATAAGAATGGTAAAATTAAACCACAAGAAAAGGATGCTTTAACTTGTGAAAAAGCACAATCAGCAAGTGTATTTAAAAAATGGCGAGATGTTGTTACTAAGGACCCTATATACATCTCAATGAGAAAAACATGGCGAGATTTAGAAAAACACTATGAGAATTACGATATACAAAGGTCCTAACAATTATATGACACATGACTTTAAACCTACAGAGCTTGACAAAATTAAGGAGATATGTTATACTATGAACATTAAATTTTATACGATAAGTTACACAGACAAGGAGTTTAACGAATATGAGCAATTTTCTAAAAGACATAATTAAAGAAACAGGTAATGAATATGCCACTTTGGCAAGTGATGGTATTGCAGGTGGTGATATATCAGACTTTGTTGATACAGGTTCATATTCTTTCAACGCTTTACTATCAGGCAGTATCTATGGTGGTATGCCAAATAACAGAATTACAGCAATTGCAGGTGAAGCCGCTACTGGTAAAACATTTTTTGCATTAGGTATTTGTAAATCTTTTTTAGATGCAGATAAAGATGCTGGTGTAATTTATTTTGAATCAGAAAATGCTGTTTCAAAAGATATGATTGAAACACGTGGTGTAGATAGTGGCAGAGTTTTAGTTGTGCCAGTTGCAACAGTACAAGAATTTAGAACACAATCAATTAAAATATTAGACAAGTATATTGAACAACCAGAAGATAAACGTAAACCATTAATGTTTGTATTAGATAGTTTAGGTATGTTATCTACTACAAAAGAAATGGAAGATACGGCTGCTGGTAAAGAAACAAGAGATATGACTAGATCACAAATAGTCAAATCAGCATTTAGAGTTTTAACATTGAAACTAGGTAAAGCAAATGTACCTATGATTATGACAAATCATACGTATGATGTTATAGGTTCAATGTATCCACAAAAAGAAATGGGCGGTGGTTCAGGTTTGAAATACGCTGCCTCTACAATCATCTATCTCGGTAAACGTAAAGACAAAGAAGGTACTGAGGTTGTTGGTAATATAATCCATTGTAAAAATTACAAGAATAGAATAACAAAAGAAAATGCACAAATAGATGTTAAACTAACTTACTCAAAAGGATTAGATAGATATTACGGTCTTGTAGAACTTGCTGAAGAAGCAGGTGTCTTTAAGAAAGTATCTACTAGATATGAAATGCCAGATGGCAGTAAAGTATTTGGTAAAAATATCAATGACGATCCTGAAAAGTTTTTTACAAAGGACGTATTGAAACAAATAGATGAACACACAAAACAAAAATTTTCTTACGGAGAGTAAGACAGAAACATTATTTCCAGATTATATCTCTATTAGACGACACAATTATCCTAACAATGAAAAGTTGTTTGAGATAATGTTGTCTTTAAAAGAAAAATATTCAAATACAAAATTTCAAACTAATCAAGCATTAGATAACTATAGACAACCACAACACAAAGATGGTGGGTTTACATATACAGTTGGTGGTTTTCAAATGAATAGAGGAAACTTTACTGAACTTAAAGAAGAAGATGGTTTAACAAGTGAACAAGTAAAAACATTAGATCATTTTAAAGAGCATATTTTATATCCTAGTATTAAAGATTATCAAAAAAATTTAACCTATACTTTGTCAGATGCAGATAAACTATTATATAAAAATTGGTTTGTATTATATAACAAAGATGCGTTCCAAGAACTTCATACACACGGTGCATCAACATTATTTACAAGTGTTTACTTTGTTAAAACACCTAAAAAGAAATATAAATTTGATGGCAATTTAGTCGTATCAAATACCAAAACAGAATTTGTAGGTTTAAGACATAAAGATATTGAACCTGAAGAGGGTTTGATGATTACGTTTCCTAATGATTATCCACATTATGTTTTACCTTTCCATGGTGATGATTATAGAGCAGTTATAATTAATGATATGTACGTGAGGAAAGATTAATGAATAAGAAATACGTATTTGCACAAAAAGAAGGCGAAGATTTTAGTTGTATAAAACTCATTGAAAAAAAATATAAAAATGTTGTTTACAAATATAACAATGTTAAATTTGCACCTAAAGAAAATAACGAGGGTAAATTACCATTAAAATTTACGTATGATATATTTCAAAACCCGAATAAAATTGATGTGAAGAGTGAAGAATTTAGACAGTACATTGGTGATATTCTAATAGAACTAATGGAGGAACAGTTAAAAAATGGTACTATCAAGTTTGAATAACGAAGAAAAAATAGAAATAACTATATTAAGAAACTTAATATTTAACGAAAACTATACTCGTAAAGTATTGCCATTTCTAAAAGATTTATATTTCACTAGAAGAGATGAGAAAATTTTATTTGGAGAAATAGAAAAGTTTGTAAACAAATATAAAAATTTACCTACACCAGAATCAATATCAATTGAACTTAATGGTAGAAAAGATTTACAAGAAGAAGAGTTTAAACAAGTAAGATTATTATTAAAATCTTTAAGTCCACAAGACGTTGAACAACAATGGTTGTTAGATACAACTGAAAAGTTTTGTAAAGATCGTGCTGTACATAATGCCGTACTTGATGGTATCAAAATATTAGACAATAAAGATAAAGTAAGAACACAAGAGGCAATACCTAGTATTCTTGCAGATGCATTGGCAGTATCTTTTGACAATCATATTGGACATGATTATATTGGTGATGCACAGGCACGATTTGATTGGTATCACACTAAAGAAAAAAGACATCCATTTGATTTAGATTTCTTTAATCGTATTACAAAAGGTGGTGTGCCTAGTAAAACTTTAAACGTAGCACTTGCTGGTACTGGTGTTGGTAAATCTTTGTTTATGTGTCATGCGGCTGCGTCTTATTTAACACAAGGTCAGAATGTATTGTATATTACATTAGAGATGGCTGAAGAAAGAATTGCCGAAAGAATAGATGCAAACTTATTTGATGTAACAATAGATGATCTTCATGTAATGCCTAAACAATTATATGAAAACAAAGTATCTAAATTACAATCCAAAACAAATGGTCACTTAATTATAAAAGAATATCCTACTGCGTCAGCACACAGTGGTCATTTTAGATCATTAATGAATGAATTGGCATTAAAGAAAAGTTTTAGACCAGATGTTGTTTTTATTGATTACTTAAATATTTGTGCAAGTGCAAGATTTAAAGGTGGTAATATTTCTTCATACTTTTATATTAAGGCGATTGCTGAAGAGTTGAGAGGTTTGGCTGTAGAGTTTAATGTACCAATCTTTAGTGCAACACAAACAACTAGAACTGGTTTTGTTTCTACAGATATTGGTTTAGAAGATACGTCTGAAAGTTTTGGTCTACCTGCAACTGCTGACTTTATGTTTGCTCTTATGTCAAATGAAGAGTTAGAAGCACTAGGTCAAATGAAAGTTAAACAGTTAAAGAATAGATATAACGATCCATCAGTAAATAGATCATTTATTATTGGTGTAGATAGAGCAAAAATGAAATTATATGACGTAGAAAACTCTGCTCAAAATATTGTAGATAGTAATCAAAAAGATACACCAGAAACAACTTACGAAAAGTTTAGTGATTTTAAACTGTAGGAGATAATATGCCAAAAAGACAAAAAGTAAAATTTCATAAAGGTGACAGACGACCTGCAAAAGATTTATATACAATATCTTATGAAAAACATATGAGAAAAAAAGGTCGTAAAATTATTTGGCAAGTAAAAGAAAAACCTACTAATAATATTATTGCAGAATATTTTTTTGAAGAAGATGCAGAAAAAGTTGTTAAG